GAAACAGCCACAGGTGGTGCCAATCTACGACTCACAGGTGCTGACGCATCTACGGATGATGTAAAGTTTGCTGAAGGCACCAATATCAATATCACAAGAACAGATGCCAATGTTATAACCATTGGCACCACGGCCACAGTGGCCAACTCATTTTCTACTGTCAGTGCCAATGGCACAGCCATCGTGGCAGACAGTGAAAGCGACACACTTACCCTATCACCTGGCACAGGTATCGCCATCGCTGGCAATGCTTCGTCAGATTCAATAACAATAACAAACTCTGGAGTCACTGGTCTCACAGCAGGTTCTGGCATTACCATTAGCGGTGCTACTGGCAATGTCACCATAACGGCCACAGCCAACTTGGCAAACTATGTGACGACGGACACTACACAGACCATCACAGGTGATAAAACTTTTTCAGGCACTACCAGTCTTGAAACCTACAAAGAACAGGTCTATGCGGCTGGCAATCAAACCAACTACACCCCTGCGGCCAGCGATGGTCCTGTCCATACACTCACAGCCACTGGCACGCTGACACTCAACGCACCCAGTGGAATGAGCACAGGTGGTAGCATAGTGTTGATCATACGCCAAGATGGCACAGGTGGTCGCACATTGAGTGCCAACTCTGCTTACAAGTTTGCTGGTGGTCTCAAAACATTATCCACAGCAGCCAATGCCATTGATGTCGTCACTGTGTTCTATGATGGCACTAACTACCTGGCCAGCCTGACCAAAGGATACCAATAATGCCTTTTTTCCATTGGCATCAATCTCCAGGCGTAGAAGTGATAGAGCCAGTGGGTGGTCCTACCATTGACACAGGCATATTCAAGTTTGGTGGTGGCAGCCTCAAGATAGACAGTGGTGAAAGCGTGATCTACACTATGACGGATCGTTCCTGGGGTGATTTTACCATTGAATGTTGGTTCTATCCTGTGTATAACACCAACTACACATCAAACTGGATAGTGCGTGTGGGCGAGTTAGGACTCAAACACTATGCCATCAACTCAACTTCTGGACAGTTCAGTATGGATGCTGATACCTTGGGCAGTGGCGAGCGTGTGATGGATGCTACCAACAATGGCCCTGACAGTTTTGCCTACGATACCTGGCATCACATCGCGATGAGTCGTCAAGGCAGTCAATGGCGATTATGGGTCAATGGCACAGGTGATGGACAAAACTATCTACCTGCCATCAGCAACAGCAGTGATTTTGACAGCACAGAAATAACCATTGGTGCCTTGGCAGATGGCACAGATGGAATAAATGGTTATATTGACGAGGTGCGAGTGAGCACCACTGCCAGATACACCAATGACAGTTTTATCACGGTGCCTACAGCGGCTTTCGTAAGAGACAGCACGACCTGGTTCCTGGCACACTATGATACCAGTTTTAGAGAGGATTAGAATATGGCGTGGCCATCAACATTATCAAATACCTATGTAGGAAACTCATCCGCTTCAGTGGCGTCAAGCCGTTCTGAACTGGATGCGGCCATCGTGGCCATCAATGACATCATTGGCAGCAGAGGTGCTGTGAGTGGTGTAGCCAGTTTGGATTCCACCAGCAAAATACCCACCAATCAGATACCCACAGAACTCATAACCAGTGGCAGCCAAGATCTCACATTGAGTCCAGGCAGCACCAGGGTAGCCATCAATGATATCTTGAATCTGGAACCAAGAACAGTGAGCCAACTCACAGCATTGAGCACACCTGTCACAGGTGACATAGCCTATTGTTCCAATGGCAATGCGGGCAATGCCTGTGTAGCGGTGTATTCAGTGGATGCGTGGAAGATAGTGAGCCTGGGAGGCAACATCAGTGCTACTTGATAGACTGGGTTTTTGTATAGAACCCATAAATCGTGTGGATAATCGCTGGCGTCTAATAGTCAGCACCCAGGACGGGGCAAAAACCATAGGTATTTTTAGCCGCGAAGAAATAAAGGCTTTTGCTGCCAAGTTAGAGGCAGAAGCCACCACTTTACGGGTGACTTCGTGTGCGTTATTACACAAAACAAAAATGACCATAAACAATGAGTGATCTTGAACGCACAAACCTTGAAGCACACGCAGATCTCTGTGCTGAACGCTACAAACAACTGGCACAGGCCCTGGATTCAATGGATCAACGGCTGACCAAACTGGAAAACTCCATCCAGGACATACACACTATGCTGATACAGCACCAGAATCAAAATCAGGATCGTTATCTGGGCTGGGCCGCAGTGATCATCACTGTGCTGTTGGGCACCACTGGCTGGTTGATCAATCGTTTATTGGCGTGATCGCAGGTGCCTGATAAATACTTTGTGTGCGAGGCGGCCCCAATCCCCTAAAGTGCGAGGCTAAACGCAGTCTGGAGTAGGCAGACCACTCATCGCTCCGCTTGAGCAAATGAGTTCTTCCAAAGTGTCTATGTGCCATAGATGTCCCTTTTACCTACTCGCTTCGCACACTCCTTCCTTCCGCAAAGTCAAACGAGCCCTGCTGTAACAGGGCTTTTTTGTTGGCTAAACTGTTGCTATTCGCACGACTTGGCTATATAATGCTACACATTGGCACATCACAAAGGAAGAACTATGAACTATCAACCCGTATTCACTGACCCCAGGGTCCTGCGACGAGCCCAGGCTGTTTTGGATTTCCTCAACACCTGGATGGCCGCCACCGCCACACGACGCATCAGCAGATCAGTGCTGTATCAGGCCTTTGGCAACACAGCAAGACCGCAGGGCCGTTGGTTCCTGGATCTGTGCTTGGAAAACACTGATCCACACTGGAACTATCTCACTGGCAAATGTAAAGAGTATCGTGTGCGTGAAGGAGCCCGCCAACGCCTGTGCGAATTGCTGTGCCAGGATGCCCGCACCGTGACGGTAAGCACAGCACTACAGCAACAGATGGCGTCAGGTGAGTTTGAATACCAGCACAAGAACAACAGAGATTTCACTCCAGCACAGTTCCTACCGCGTGAAGTGCGTGAAAGCACCCTGGCCAATCACGGCTACCTATATCACTATGATATCAGATGTGCCGCACCCAGCCTGTTGCTCCAGCGAGCACAGCAACTTGAGCCAGGATTTACAGCACCGCACATACAGGCATTCTTGGACCAGCGTCACGCATTTAGAACACAGTTGGCTGCTCGTTGCGGTATCACTCACAGCGAGAGCAAACGCATCATAACCGCGGTGTTCCTGGGAGCCAGGATCTTGCCGCACTGGCATCAAAATGCCATACTCACGCTGTTGGGCCACGACTATCAACGCTGTGTCGCTGTGGCACAGGATCCAGAATTCTGTGCCCTACGCACAGACATACGGCGTATGTGGAGTGTGCTGGCACAAGAGATACCCAGACACTGGATCACGGACCGTCGCGGACATCAACGACGACTGCCAGTGAGTGCTCGTGCCAAAGCCAAAAGGTATTTTGAACTGGAGCATCAGGTGGCACAGGTCATACGCAGGCACCTGCGTAAGGCCGCGGTGAGATGTCTGTGGCTACACGACGGATGGAGTTCAGATCAGGTCTGTGATCTGCGTGCGATCACACAGCGAGTGAGCACACGCACGGGTTTTGATTTGGTCATTGAGTGGAACAAGTATCACACGGAGGAGATCTCCTGACGGAGATCTATTGGACTCCGCTGACGCAGAGTCCAATGTGTTTTTCATCGTGATTATTAGATATTTTTCTTATTATCCATTATATTGCTACACAAGTCACCCTGACCCTGCGTTTTGGGCAAAAAAATCCACCAAATGCCCTTGATCTGTGTGCGAAGCATAAGTATAATAAAGCAATGGAGGAACTCACTATGCCAAAGTTTGGCTATACAGAAATCATACCAATGGAACCCAGACCAGGACGCCGCTATGCCACGGACTACTATCGCCAGAATCCACAACAGCGTCGCAAAGTGGTCCAGCACATTGAACGGTCAATACGCACCGTGGAACAGCACGCCAGCGGAGAACCAGGCCTGCTGGACCAGCCGCTCAAGGACTTCCCCAAAGAAAATCGCCGCCAGCACTACAGCACCAGAGAGATTATGACCAATCTGCGTGACCAACTGGCCAAGGGACACGATGTGTGTAGTGGTATGCTGGGCCGCTGGAACCGTTTGCTCACTGAAGCAGGGCTGGAGATAGAAATGGTGCCAGAAGATGAACTGCCACCGCCCAATCAGTTTGGGAATCTTTTTTCGTGACTGTGCCACGCCGTGGCGGGCGAGCCAAGGGACCATTTCCTGCTATGTGGAAGTCAGGGCCTGATCCTGTGCGACACCAACAGCACATAGCCTGGCACAAGGCCCGTGCCCAAGCACATTTCCGTGGTGAGATCTGGAATCTCACTTTTGAGCAATGGGTAGAACTCTGGGGGGACCGTTGGGACCTACGCGGCAGGCAAAGAGGTTGCCTGTGTATAGGCCGCCGTGACCCCACCCTGCCCTGGGACACCACCAACACCCAGTTGGTCACCCGTGAAGAGCACAACCGTAAGAACTGGAGAAAACTATGACAAGCACCTGCCCTTGGCACAGCATCACACACAGCCTGGATCTTTGGCAACACATAGCAGAAATACAGAATCACTGGCAACGCACCACTGGTCAGCCCATAGAACGCAACAACCACGCCCTGTGGGCCGTGCTACACGGTATGAGCAATGAGGACTGGGCAGGAGTATTGGCCACATTCCCCACCATCTGCGATCACTATGGTATTGATCTCACACCCAGCCAAGCAGAAGGTTATGAACTGGCCTTGACCACATTTGAAACTTACTGCGATGAACTGCGTCGTGCCTTGGATACCAACCGCGGCAAGATCAGGAACAAGCCCATACAGTGGCGTATGATTATGATCCTGCGTGAAGTGTATAACCAAATCTCTGGCACTTCAGACCGTGAGATCCAGCGTGAGTTTGAACGCAGACCCCTGTTGTAAAAACGCAACACCCTACGACCAGCACTTGACAACAAATACACAGGGTGTTATACTACAACGACTATCAACAACGCTGAAGGGACAGCAAGATGGCAAGCACACAACAACGACAGATCGTGGCCCGTTTGCGGCGTCAAACACAACAGGTCCAACAGGCCTGGCAACAGATCCAAAACACACCAGGACGAGTGCCTGACCGTTTGAGCAAGGTAGGCGTGTTCAATGTGGTGCTGGAAGCAGACCATTTGGGCAATGCCACACGCCTGCGTAGGCACAAAATACCAGTGGAGTTTGGTGACCATTGGTTGTATTGGTCAAGCCCCAGCCTGGGCACAGAATATCTGGCATTCCAACGCGAACACTACACACAAACACGCATCGTGTTGGAGCAGGACAGCATCAATCTCACTTACCACGCCTTTGAGCGATTGTGGCAACGCACAGGACGCGGTATTCCAGTCACGGAATACAAGATGAACCTGGGTCTGGGCAACATTGATCCTTGGTTGCGGCTGTGGTTGGGTGCGGTTGATTCGCCCCTGGCCAACCCTGGTGAGCAGGCCTGGCGTAGCGACATACCTTTGCCGTATCGTGGTGGCCTGTTGTTGGGTGATGTGAGGTTGGGTGAAGGCAATCTGGTTATGGACACCCAGGGCATCCAGTTCCATCACCGCTGTTTGAAGTTCTGTGCCAACACTTTTGTCAGTGAAGATCTACTCACTGACAGCCAACGCCAGATCTATACAGCCGTGGTCCAGCGAGATTGGGACACAGCACAGGCCTTGGTCGCACGGCAGACTTGGGTGATCCAGTGCCAGGATCTTGTGACAGCACACCAAACCTATCAGCAAGAAATAGATGAACTGGCACAAAGCCTGGACCGTAGCGTGGAAAGGATCTGATATGGGACGCAATCGCAAAACAATCACAGATTATATCCTGGAACAAGAGGATACAGATCAACAACAGCAACAGCAACAAGATGAATACCAACAATGGGAGGAAGAGTATGAATACCCAGAAGACATTCAATAAGTTATTTGCCCGCCTACAACTACAGGCACGCCTGCGTGAGATAGCAGAACAATATGGTGAATCTGTGATGCTGGAGATTTTGAGCCAGGCCATTGACACAGAGTTCCGCAGATTGGACAAGATTGACCAGAAAATCACATAATGTTATACTATGTGTATGCTAACAACTGGAGTCATACGAATGTCACATAAAAAAGTCTTGATCGCAGTGATCACTGCTGTGTCAATCACAGGCTGTGCCACATCAGGCACCGCACAGCAACAGAGTGATGCTTGCTGGTCAGCGGGACACACATCAGCCCTGGGTGCCATTGCTTTGGCACCATTCAAACCCTTGGTGTGTATCCCACAGGACATAGCACTAAACCGCACACAGACTTCTGATCAACCGCAGAGTCGCCACACCATCATATCTCCCGTTGGCACTTACCAGGTCTATACCGCAGGATCTCGCACAGTGATCACACAGACCGCAAAAGGTAGATAACGGCTAACATAATCCGTAAATATCCACTATGAACCATCGTGCTATCATAGTGGGCAATGGCATCAGTCTTGACAACTGGTGCCATCCTGCGGAAAAACCCGCCAACACAGACATCATCGCTACTGGAGCAAGTTGGCCGTGGTTACCACCTGACTGGATCGTCACACGCTATCCACAGATACCACACACCTTGCCCCAGGCTCTACACAGTCGTGTGATCCTGGATGAAACACAGGAGTCATCAGGTGCCTGGGCTACCCTGTGGGCCCTGGACCAAGGCTATGAAGAAATATGGTTGTTGGGCCTGGATAGTGCCACAAACCTGGATTATACCAGTGGCCGCACTTACACACACGATTGGATGCCACACAACAGCCAACCCAAGCGTTGGCACAGAGATTTTCAGAGAGTGTGGTATTATCGTGATGCTATCTTCAAGTTGAGACCACTGATCACCAGGACTCAACGAGAGATCTTTGAAAACACACTGGGTTTTCGCTGGAGACACACAGAATCTCGTGGCAGAGGCAGGTTGAGTTGGTGGGAAATGTGGGAATCATCTGGGGTGGAAGATCACAGACTGGAACCGTGATCTTCCAGGATTCCAACCACTTCAGAATCCGCCTCAATGAGGCCATTGTATTTAGAACGGCAATAAATAAATCCAAGCCGCCATCAAAGGAATCCCAGGATGACCACCATTACAACGAGAGCGGGCAAAGGTTCCGCCCTTACCCACACAGAGTTAGACGATAACTTTACCAATCTAAACACCGCTAAACTTGAAGCGGGCAATGTAGCCAATGTAGCCATTTCAGGCTCCTACACAGATCTCACAAACAAACCTACCATACCCACGCACACTTCAAACCTGACCAATGATTCAGGTTTTATTACCTCCGCTGTGACAGGTAATCTTTCTGCCACTGGCAACATTTCAGGCAACAATATCACTGCTACCACAGCAGTTTATACGCCACAGATTGAAAGTGCTACCAGTCTTGACATCAACTCACCCAATGAAGTCAATGTCAATGCCAATGTGCGTGTGGGTGACAACAACACAGACACCCAGATCGCCACACACGGCACAGGCGATCTCATCCTACGCACACATCAAGGTGATGCCAATCAGGGCAACATACGCTTGTATGATGGTGCGTCAGGCAATATTGATGTCAATCCCAATGGCACAGGCAAGATCAACCTAAATGGTGGCGTGTTTTCAGCGGATGGCATCACGGCCACAGGCAATGTCACAGGATCATACATTGTGGGCAATGGTTCATTGCTTTCCAATATCACAGGTGCCAATGTCACAGGCACAGTGGCCAATGCTACCTATGCTACTTCAGCAGGTTCAGCCACAACTGCTACATCTGCCACAACTGCTGGCACAGTGACAGGCAACGCACAGGCCAACATCACCAGTGTTGGCACGCTGTCATCATTGACTGTAAGTGGCAACATTGGCACAGGTGGTATCCTAACAGATGGTTATTATTACGCCAATGGCACACCAGTGACCTTTGGCAGCAACTCGTTTTCAACTATAGATGCCAATGGCACATCAATCGTCGCTGATTCTACATCTGACACGCTGACCTTGGCAGCAGGTTCTGGTATCACCATAACTGGCAATGCTGCCACAGACACCATAACTATCACCGCAACAGGTGGTGGTGGTGGCACACCAGGTGGTGCTGACACACAGATCCAGTTCAATGATGCGTCAGCATTTGCTGGCAACGCACAGATGACTTTTTCAAAGACCACAGGCAATGCGGCCTTTGGTAACCTGGTGATAAAATCTACATCGCCAAACTCTGCGGCAGTGATAACCAATGTCAATGCCATCAATGCTTCAGCCCGCCCACTGTTGGGTCGCATCGCCATAGGATCAGGATTTGATGGTGATTGGGGTAGCACAGGCGATTATTTGGCAACCACACGCAACTCTGCTGTGACATCAATGAATCGTTTCAGCCAATCCAGTGCCTCTAACACAGCCGCAATGATTGGCACATCCGTGGCGACCTGGTTTGATAACTCATCTGGTGCTACCATAACAGGTGCTGGCAACACACGCGGTCTCACTATTGACACATTCTACACAGGTGCCAATCGCTGGGGCACACAGAATAGCACTGGTGCCATTACCAATATTGGTCTGCGTGTGAATACAGTGGCTGGCAATGGCACATCAGGTGGTTCAGTGGGAACTCTGATAGGTTCCTCTTTACAGGTAGGCACAGCCAGCAACAACGCCGTAGTTGGTGACTGCGTCTCAACCCTGGTAGGTCAGATTGGAGCCGTGTCAGGCGGCAACAACGGTAATGTGTATGGTATCACTTTCAGTATGTCTGGCACTAACCCCACAGTTGGTAACTGTTATCTTATACATAACCAGGCCACTGGATCAGGCACACACTCCACTTCAGGTTGGGGTATGGGCGGAAACTTCCGTTCAGCCTCACGCTACTTCTTCATCCGCAATGATGATGATGCGGCACAGGTCAAACTGGGTTCATTGAGAACATACCACGAGTTTCTGGGCACACCCACAGCCACTTCAGGTGCTGTGACATTGAGTCCAAGCAGTGGATCACCTGCTGGTCAGGTATTGAAAACTGTGCCCACAGGCAACATAACTTCTGTAACATTCAGTGGTTTTACTACCACAGCATCTGATGGTGTGAATACAGACAATCAGATAACCACTCTGACCTGGATTGTTGAGCAAGGTGCCACACCTTATACCATCACGATGCCCACAGGCAACACACAGATCAAATATGCGGGTGGAACATCAACAGTGGGAGCCACTGCCAACACAACAACAATGATCAGTGTCAGTGCCTATGACAAGAGTGGAACCACAGCGTATCTCGTGACCATATCACCAGAATTCAGTCAGGTCTAATATGCCATTAGGAGCCGCACTTGCCGCACAAAGGTCCAACTTTTGGAATCAGGGACCCAACTATTTCAACTCACGCACATTTGCGATGACTATGGTATTGGATCCTACGCCACAGCCATTTGTAAGTTATAGTCTTCAGAACAACAACTCACCCTCCCAGACCACAGGTCAATGGAGCAACTTGAACTACGCCTGGACAGCAGGCACAGTGGATACCACAAATCGTGCTGACTGGGACCAGGAAGAATGGACCATAATCCATACCTATAGATTTCCGCAGGCAATGATTGATGATCTCTATCCCGCAGGCAGTGGCAATCAATACACAACATTCTGGGGATTGGATGTTGATGCCAACGCCGCAGGAACACATAGTTTCAATCACAAACTGGGAGCAGATACCAATAGAGATATGTTATGGGAAACCACGGAAAGTGGCGGAACATATGAATCAGGTGTGTATTTTTATGTGCCTGGCACCACGACCAAAGTCAATGTAGTGACTGCCTTACAAGATCGTTGGGTCAGTTGGTGTATGAGTCGTGGGCCAATATCTGGCTTTAGCAACTGGACAGGCAACAGCACATATACCTATGGTGTGCGTATCGTCATAGCAGATGCTGTCACAGGCGAGATCTTGGGCAAAGCAGATGTGGGCAGTCTCAATGTGTTGGGCACCATACCTGATTATACTGCTTACGCAACGATGAAATCAGGACCTTCTTCAGCACCTGCTGGTGAAGCCACATTCCGTTACACAGCCTTGCTGTCAATGTATGGCGACGGTTGGACAGGTGCCATAGATGTTTCAGCCAGTTGGATAGCATTGGGCACTCAAACTGATGGCCTGACCACACCTGCTGTATGGATTGGCAGCCAGATACCGCTGACCATCAGTGGAGCACCTGCTTGGTTGTTCTTTGATGGTCGCACATCACCTGTGAGTTCTGGCACTTTTGGAGAGACCACAGTGGCCACAGCCACAGGCAGTCTTGTGAGCCAGACCAATAGCAAAGAATGGTTGGGTGGCATCAGCGGCGGACAGTTTGGATTTACCAACACCATTTATCCAGGATCATAAGGACGAGATATGTCATCAGCAACTAATACATTTGAAAACAAGATTTTAGATGCCGCTTTTGGAAGCGGAACACTCACCAAACCAGCCAATGTGTATGTGGCTCTGTATTCAACAGCACCCACAGATTCAACCTCTGGCACTGAACTCACAGGCAATGGTTATGCCCGCCAGATAGTGAGTTTTGGTTCAGCCAGTTCAGGACAGATTGCCAGTTCAGGCAATGTCACATTCACTGCCAATGCCTCCAGCACCTGGAGCACCGCAGTGGCAGTGGCCTTGGTTGATGCTGCCACAGCAGGCAACATTATGGTGTATGGAGCCTTGGCACCCGCACGCACTATCAAAAACAGTGAAACCATAAACTTCACTGTTGGTAATCTCATAGTCACACAGGATTGATACAATGACCTGGCCCACAACACCCGTTTCTACCACACATCTTGACGCTGCCACGGACAATCCCGCAGATGCTCGTGCTGACATCAAACAAATGGCAGACAATGTCAATGCCATCACAGACACATTTTCAATAACATCACCTTCCACAGGTGATCTCCTGGTGTATAACAACTCCACGCAGAAGTTTGAAAACAAAGCACAGACCACAGCCCTGGGCTATCTCACACAGGTAGCAGTGATTGATTTCAGTTACAATGGAACACAGATACAAGATTGGAACAATCCACTCAATACTCTGGACAAATGGTATAGAGTAGATCCCACAGAGATCACGGATCCCAACAGTTTTGTCACAGTGGGCACAGGCTATTTCAGTCTGGGCACAGGCACTTACCTGTTTATGAATTCAGGACACGCCGTGGGCACACCTGGTGTAGGATCCTGGGGATTTCCTGTGTATTGGTGTAATCGTCAGACACCTACCTCTGCCAGTGACATCATCAAGACTATGCCTTCCAACTTCACAGGTGTCAGTGGAGGCACATCCTACTATCTTTCACCAGATTATTATCTGTTTCGCACAGTGACGGGATCAGAGACCTACAGTTGGTGGATGGATTCAGTGGGATCTGGCAGTTATGATTATCCTGCTTTGGTGATTGTGAAACTGTTATGACCTGGCCCACAGCAGATATACCTACCACGCACCTGGATTCTGGTTCAGATGTGCCTACCTTGGCTCGTAGTGCCATAAAAACAATGGCTGATTCAGTGAATTCAATGGCCACGGCCATAGATCCTACAGGTGCCACGCAAGGTCAAGCACTCTACTACAATGGCACCAAGATCGTGCCCATTGGTGTGGCATCTATCATAGGCACTTATCCTGTGATGACAGCAGTTCTGGGCGTGGGCAATCCCAGTTCTGAACAAAACACCAACTTCAAGTTTGGATCAGACACCTACAGCCTCAAAGTCAATATATCAGAAGTCAGTGATCCCAATGGTATCATTGCTGTGGCCAGCAACAATGTCACACTCACAGCAGGAACCTATGTGTTCCGCCAAGCCAGCCAGTATGGATATCAAGGCACAGGTCTCACAGTGAGGACAGCCAACAAAGGCACACCCACTGATCCTGTAGCAGATCTGATATCAACCACGGCATCTACCTTTACAGGCACCTTGGGAGGCAACTCATATTGGCTAACACCTAACTTGAGTTTTGTAAGGGTCGTAAATACTACAGAAACATTATCGTTCTGGTCAGGTCAAACTGGTCAGAATCTTGATATTGGTGACCTATTAGTGATAAAGGTCGCATAAGTCCAGAACTGCTCGCACACGGACTCAAAACGCGAGAGTTATTAGAAATCTGACTCAAAGGAGAAAACTATGTCAGCCGCATCAAACTATTTAGAAAACAAAGCCTTGGATCACATCCTGGGCAAAGGTAGCCGCAACTACACACCAGCCAGCAACTTGTATGTTGCTCTCTTCACAGGCACAGCAGCCACTACCAAGTCTAACTTGGAAGCAGGCACGCTCACTGATGAAGTAGGCAATGCCTACAGTTACAGTCGCACAGCAGTGACTTTTGGTAGTGCTTCCAGTGGTAGTGCTTCCAACTCCAGTGCTGTTGAATTCGCAGCCGCTTCTGGTGGTAACTGGGGCACAGTGACCTGTGCCGCTGTGATGGATAGTGCCACTCACGGTGCTGGTAATGTGTTGTTCTATGGCGAACTTGCTGTGAGCAAGACCGTCACAGATGGCGACACCTTCCGTATTGATTCCAGCCAACTGACAATCAGCCTGGCCTAATCAAGGAACCACAGCGATGGCTATTTTGGATTCCTATTTTGGTGATTATGTAGTCGCAGACTACATCATTGATCAAGATTCCTATGTGGTAGGCTTACCTAAAGCCATCGCCTCTGCCTCATTCACTCTGGAAAGAGTGATAGATGGGGCAGTGACCTCTGCGAGTTCATACAGTTGGACAGCCAGAGCCAGTCCAACTGTATCAGCCACGACCACAGCGTTGTCAGAGTTCGCACAGGTCACTGCGGCACAGAGATTTGCCAAAACCACCATATCTGCCAGCACCGCTGCCACGACCACAACCACTGCTAAAAATGTCATAGGTGCGGCCACAGTCAGCACCAGTCAATCCAGTCAGACCACATCAGGTTCTAATACCGCAAACGCAAACCAAACACTGACCGCACAGATCACAGTGACGGCAAGAACTGGTGTGATACTTCAGCATAGTGCTGTTATGTCAGCACAGGCCACGCAGGCCACAACAGCACAGAACCGTATCACGGGTGTTCTTACCATATCAGATGCTTTCACTGCCACACAAACTGCCAGAGGAACCTTACAGGGTGACATCTACAGCGATGTAGTCACTGCTGCCAGTATCACTGCCGCAGTCACACAGTCCGCACAGGCTTCTGCCACAGCAGAATCCACAGTGGCAGTGGATGGCATACCTTATGTGTTTGCTTCTGCTGATTGGACTGTGACAGCCACACAAGACTGCCGCCTCAATGTAGATTTCACTGGCACTACCACAGCAGATTCTGTATTCACTGATGATGTAGAAGGCAAGATCCTACAGATCTTCTCCGCAGAAGTTGCTGCCACGGCCACTGCCACGATGACCACGGTGGGTAAAAATACTATAACCCTGGCAGGAGAATATGAATTCTATACCTGGGACAGCACCGCTCCTGCTTGGCCACAATGGCCTTATGAACGCTGGGGCTTTGTAGGAACCAATGTCCAGAGAGTAGATACCAATCAATCTGCCACAGCAGTGATAGCCCGTGGTGTAGATGGTGGTATCTCAATGACTTCTGCGTTTGGTATCGCTATTGGCAGCGTGAATATCAAACCATTTGCTCTCGCAGTAGCATCTGAATTCACGGCCAACATCCAGGGCAATGAAACATTTGATGGTGGATTTGCTGTTTCATCAGCATTTACCGTTACCATCATCAATACCAATATCTTGCTGGCACAGATCACGCCCCAGGCAGTGGTCACGCAACAAACATCTGGACTGGTAGCACACACAGCACGCCAAGACATCACAGGTGTAGCCACAGCCGCCATTAGATTAGGGCAGATCAGCCTAAATCCTTGGTCCGCAGACATTGTCAGCACAGCGTTGATCTTGCCTGAAGTGGTCAAGAGCACAGCGATCTCAATGCCTGCTGTGTCATCAGTGGCCGCTATCACTGCTACCAATGTCATCAGCGGCCAACAAAATATCACAGGTCAGTTTGCCAATATCAATAACTTCCGCTACATCGCTGGCAGCAGACCCACATTCACAGGTGTGGCCACATACTATACATTTGCGGAAAATGATCAAAATCTCACTGACATCTTCTTTGACACCGTGGTTTCTACCATCATCATTGGCAGAGAACTACAGCCTGATCCTTATAGGATCGTGGCAGCCACCAGTGAAAATAGATCATTGAGAGTATATGAAGAAAACAGGGTCTTGGTCATACCTTGCCAATCACGCATCGTGCGTGTGGAGCAACCACCTTATGACCCAGTATTAGATAGGAGAGTAGCATAATGACACAACTAACAGGATTCAGAACAGATAGAGAAGGTGCCTACATCGTCAAAGATCCACAAGCAGAGTTAGATTACAGCATTGACTGGAGCGATTGGATTGACAGCGGTGACGCCATCAACTCCAGCGTCTGGACCGTAGAAACTGTCACAGGTGATACCAATAATCTTGACAACTACCAAGACAGTTATAGTGCTGGCACATCAATCACCACAGTTTGGCTACGGCGTGGCACATTGGGGAATAACTATCGTGTGACCAATCGTATAACCACGGCCAACGGACTCAAGGATGAGCGTTATTTCCGTGTGTTTGTAAAAGACAGGACAGTATGACAGATATAGATCTGGCCAGCCATACCTATCGTCGTGAAAATCCTCCACAAGATAAAAATGTGGATGGATCTGAACGCAAGCACGGCTCGCCACCTCGCAAAGACCTTGACCCAGCACAGGTATTCAAACTGGCTGCTTTGGGTGCCAACAATGTTGAAATAGCCAACTTTTTTGGCGTCAGCGAAGGTCTCATACGGAAACGCTACCAAGATGTAGTGGATGCGGGACGCAACAACATCAAACTGCGATTGAGGCAAGCACAGGTGCGTGAAGCCCTGGGTGGCAATATCACTATGTTGATCTGGCTTGGTAAGAATATGCTCAATCAGAGCGACACAGGGGCTCGTGACGATGCTGAAACACAGCCTTTGCCCTGGAGTGAAGACTGATGCCATTGAGTGCGGCACAACAAAATATCATTGACAGTCTGGCTCGTTTCAGAGTAGCCATTTGTGGTCGTCGTTTTGGCAAGACCCATTTGAGTATGACCGCTGTGGCCAAGGTAGCAAGACATCCCAATCGCAAGATCTTTATGGTCTATCCAACCTATCGTCAGGCCAAACAAACGGTATGGAAACAACTGAAACAAAGATTAGAACGCATCCGTTGGATCTCCAAGATCAATGAAAGCGATCTCACCATAGAGTTGGTCAATGGTTCTACCATCAGCCTACGAGGAGCAGACAACTTTGACAGCCTACGAGGAGTAGGTCTGGATTTCATAGTTTTGGATGAGTTCGCTTTCATTGATGAAGAAGCCTGGACAGAAGTGCTACGACCCACATTGAGTGATAGGAACGGTAGTGCTTTGTTTATTTCTACACCTTGTGGTCGTGGAAACTGGGCTTTTGATCTCTATCAACGAGGCCAATCTCCTGAAGAGCATCAATGGGAGAGTTGGCAATACACCACTCTGGATGGTGGCCGTGTGCCACAGGCTGAAATAGATGCCGCTCGCAAAGATCTTGACCAGAAAACATTCAATCAAGAATACCTGGCCACATTTGAGATGTTTGCTGGGGCCATCTATTATGGTTTTGACCCTGCTCGTAACATCAAGACCTGGGATAGGACCAGAGAAATCACGGAAATCTTGCTGATGTGCGATTTCAATACCAATCCAATGAGTGCTTGTGTGGGTGTATGGGACAAAGATCGCATACACATCATTGATGAAATAGTGATCTATGGTTCAAACACAGATGAACTGGTCCAGGAAGTTCGCAATCGCTACCATCGTGCTCGTGTCAAGGCCTATCCAGATCCTGCTGGAGTCCAAAGGAAGACATCAGCAGGTGGTCGCACAGATATAACCATATTGGAAAACGCAGGTTTTCGTGTGTTTTACCATAGACAGCATCCACAGGTGCGTGATCGCATCAATGCTGTGAATAGTGCCCTGGCTCCAGCACAAGGTGAGCCCAAGTTAGTGATAGATCCTGCTTGTCACAAGGTCATAGAATGCCTGACCAAGCAGACCTACAAAGAAGGAACACAGATTCCTGACAAAGATTCTGGCTTTGATCATATGAATGACGCCTTGGGTTATGGTATCCAATACCTAATGCCCATTGTGCGAGATCGTGAGCCCCCGCCACAACCACAGACCTGGCGAGTCCAAACCGCGTAAATAAGAGATGAGGATTTGATATGATAACCACTTTCGCAGAACTACAGGAAACACATCCTGATTATGGAAAAAACCAGGAGGAATGGAAGTTCCTTTATGACGCCTATATGGGCGGTAAAGATTGGGAAGCCGCAGGCTATCTCACTCGCTATGTATTTGAAAGTGATGCTGACTACTATGATAGAGTAGCACAGACACCCTATGACAATCATTGTCGTAGCATAGTCCATCTCTATAACTCATTCATTTACTCAACTCCTCCCACAAGAGATCTTGTGGATCTCGCCCAAGACCCTGCGATGATAGACTTCCTGGAAGACGCGGACCTGGAAGGTCGCAGTTTTGATCAGTTTATGCGACAAGTGGATATCACTTCCAGTGTGTTTGGTAGTGCCTGGGTCATAGTTGATAAACCTGCTGTGGTCCTCAACACAGCGGCTGAAGAACAGGCTCTGGGTGTAAGACCTTATGTGGCTTTGTTTAGTCCTCTCAATGTATTGGATTGGAAGTTTGAGCGACAAATCAATGGTCGTTATGAGTTGGTGTATCTCAAAGTATTAGAAAATCAAGACCAAGACGAAGTCATCGTCAAAGAGTTTGATCGTGAAATGATCACAACCTATCGTGGTCTCAAAAGCAAAAAAGACATTGAAATAATCAGTGCCGTGCCTAACTCTCTTGGCAAGGTTCCTGCTGTGATCGCATACAATGCCAGATCTGGCAGCAGAGGCATTGGCATTAGCGAAATACAAGATGTGGCCCGTGTGAATCGTTCAATCTATGATGAACACAGCGAAATAGTCCAAATCATCCGTTTGAGCAATCATCCCAGCCTTGTGAAAACATCAGGCACACAGGCAGCCGCAGGTGCGGGTGCCATCATACAGATTGAAGACAATCTTGATCCAGGACTCAAACCCTATCTCTTACAGCCTGATGCTGCCAGCCTGGATGGTGTGCGTGCTTCAATCAAAGACAAGGTAGAAGCCATCAATCGTATGGCAGCCGTGGGATCAGTGCGTGCCACAGAAACTCGCACAATGAGTGGCGTGGCCATTGAAACAGAAATGCGGACACTCAATGCCAAGTTGAGTGAAAAAGCAGACGAGATGGAGTTGGCTGAAGAAAAGATCCTGGAACTGTGGTGTGAATGGCAGGCCACTGTCTGGCAAGGCACGATCAAATATCCTGATTCATTCAATGCTCGTGATCGCAAAAATGATCTCAACTTGTTACAGCAAGCACTGACTATGGTTGGAGAGAATGCTGACCTCAAGATGGAGATACATCGCCAAGTAGCAGAAATCGTCATTGAAGATCCAGAAAAACTGGCAGAAGTGCTGGAAAGCATTGATGAATATGATGCCCTGGAAGATCAAGCAGAAGCCATCAGAGATGACAGCACAGAATCAGATGATCAGGAGAGATTATATCCAGATGGACAACCTATTCCAGAAGATTTACCACCTGCTTATCAAAGTAGTGCCAGTGATGGGGTGCCTGAAGGACAAGCCTGTGGTAACTGCGAACATAATGTAAATCAAATGTGTAGTCTGTTCAACAACGCACCTATTCGTGAAAGTTGGTGGTGTCTCAAGTGGGAACCCAAGGCAAGCAATGAATGATAGAAGATTGCTCCAGTTGGAGACACTGGCAGATCGCAAAAGATGGTGGCCCAGAGGCGGTGATGGTGCTGTATGGCCTTGGCCTTGCCTGGTCCAGCAAGCACACAGCACAAGGTTTTATCAACAGATGATTGAAGAAATGAAACAACGCAGTCCCATAGCACCATTCAGAAAAGTTTTAGACATAGGTCAAGACCGTGGTGAATCAATGATGTGGATCAGCACTATCAGTGAAAAGATCATTGGCATTGATATTGATACTCGTATGATAGAAGTCAGCCAGGCCAACTTGCGTATGAGTGGTCATTACTGTGCTGACCGTCACAGTTGGTTTGTGCTACCAGAAAAGAGTCTGGTAGATATAGATGATGCTCGTTGGCAAGACATAGATTTGGTCAAGGTAGATGCGGGTGCTCGCACTCTGTTTGTGTTGGAAGCCCTGGCAGAAGTGCTGGAACGCAATCATCCTGTGCTGTTTGTGATTCACAATGACAGCGTGGCCAATGAAGAAATCTGGGATTATCTCATCAAAACACACGGTTATATCGCTGATGTGTTGGACCCAGATCGTTGCCCCCACATAGGGCCTGGCAGCGTGATGATAGGTTATGCCCATCCCAAAGGAAAAAACTATGAAAACCGCATATAAGAAAAAGAAAAAGATGCCTAAACCTGGTCGTTCGCGTTAGGCACAATAAATAATCAACCCACTCACATCAGGTGAGGTCACACTCAAAGAAAGAGGTCAAAAAACTATGGAAACTGAAATCCAAACAAATCAGGCAGCAAGCGAGGCAACTGGCGTCTCCAACGATCAAGGCCAGGCAACTGAAGCAAAGATGCTTTCACAAGATGAAGTGAATCGTATCGTTGCTGAACGAGTAGAGCGAGAGCGTAAAAAGTTTGAGAAACGCTTTGAAGGCGTGGATCTTGATCGCTACCGCACTCTCACAGAGGCTGAAGAAGCCCGCAAGTTGGAAGATCAGAAGCGTCGTGGCGAGTTTGAGTCAATACTCAAAGAAACCGTCAGTAAAAAAGACAACACTATCGTCCAACTCAAGCAGGAGTTAGAAACTATAAAAGTTGATGGAGCGATGATCACTGCCGCAAGCCAAGCCCGTGCTGTAAATCCACAGCAAGTGGTATCGTTGTTGAAAAACCAAGTTCGCTTGAGCGAAACTGGCGAAGTTGAAGTGTTAGACACCAAGACTGGTCAGATACGCTACACGGACAAAGGTGATCCAATGACGATGACTGATCTTGTGTCAGAATTCTTGACATCAAACCCCCATTTTGTAGTTGCTACTCCTTCAGGATCAGGCACTCAATCCAACACACGCTCTAACAGCGTGACCAAGATTGATCTGTCTAAACTGGATATGAGAAATCCAGAACACCGTAAGGTCTATGCGGATTTCCGCAAGGCCAACGGTTTAGCCTAAATCAAAGGAGATTATAAATGGCTGGTTCAACAACTACTACCCTAAACGACCTGCTACCTGCTATCACAGCAGAAGCAATGTTCGTTGCCAACGAGCGTTCCATTATGCGTGGCCTCGTGAAAAACTTCAACTTGCCTGCTCAACAAGGCAAGACTGTTACAGTTCCTATCTACCCTGTCCAATCAGCAGCCGCATTGACAGAAGGTGATGAGGTTTCTAACACAGCAGTAAGCACTGATGGTGCTACATTGACAATCTCTACGGTTGCCATCCGCACTATCGTAACAGACTTGGCCAAGGCTTCGTCTGCTTCCAATGTGGTCAGCGACTTGGGACGCCTTTTTGGTGAAGCCATTGCTCGCAAAATGGACACAGACCTTTTGGCCTTGTTCAGCGGTTTTGCCACTGGTGTTGGCGGTGCTTCTACAGCATTGTCTGCCGCAGTGATCGCACAAGCAGTTGCTCGTTTGCGTGCCAACGCTGTGCCTGCTGACGCATTGGCTTGCGTGGTCAATCCATATGTGGCCTATGACCTCAAAGCAAACTTGACCAACACTTTTGCTAACCCCAACGCTGGCATCATCCAAAATGAAGCAATGTCAGTTGGCTATGTTGGAACGCTGTTTGGCGTGCCCGTGTTTGAATCTTCAAACATTGCCAACACTGGCACAGCAGGTGACTATGTTGGTGCGGTATTCCACCGTGACGCATTGGGTCTTGCTATGATTGGTGACATCACTGTTGAAACACAGCGTCGTGCTTCTTATGTTGGCGATGATGTTGTTGCTTACGCACACTACGGTGTTGGTGAGATTTATGATGGCTACGGCGTGAAAATCACTGCTGATTCAAGCCTGGTAGATCCAGCCTAATAGGGAGTGATAGCATATGACAATGAGCACTGACGCAGATATCCAGGAATACTTTCCTGATCTATATGATTATGGCATCCAGGACTTTAGTGATTACCACGAAAAGACCAGACAGGATATCTTCCGTCGTCTGCGTATTGAATGGTGGCCTACCAAAAGCAGGGCACTGAAATACAATATCGCGGTTGTAGCCACTGATCCAGAAATGGACGAAACTCTCCTCACAGAGAGTCAGTTCAAGCGTGCGGCGGTGTTTCATTGTCTTGCCTACTATATCCTGCCCCAACTCAACAAGTTTGAGCCTGACGGCGATAGATTTGGAGAGATGATGAAATATTACAAGGCACGCTTTGAAGAAGAGTTTGATCTTGTGGTCAGAGACGGAGTTGAATACGATTCCAACAATGACAATGTTTTATCAGATGGTGAAAAGGCAACTACGGCATATTTGAGGCTGGTTAGATGAGCGTTCGTGAAGACATAGTTGAGGATGTGGTCACCACATTGAAAGATGCGGATGATCCTCGCTTTGGTCTTGTGACCCGTAATCATTTTGATGTGGTCAAGTTGAGTCGTCAGCAGTTTCCTGCTATCTGGGTCCAGACAGCAGACGAAAACCGTGTGGATGAGTCAAAAACTGGTAGTGCCAGTGGTATGACTCGCAGTTCTACTTTGCTGTTACGCTTGGCTGGCTATGTCCAGGGCACAGATATTGATAAGTTGAGGAATGATCTCATTGAGCGTGTGGAGGAAGCCTTGGAAGCAGATCGCACTCGCGGTGGAAAGGCACGCATCACAAGACTCACTGAAATCACGGTAGATTTCAATCAACCAGAACACATAGGTCGTGTGGATATGACAGTAGAAATATATTACACCTATAGGAGAGCAACGGTATGATAGATACCACAGGTAAAATAGAGATGACCAATGGTCGTAAGACTCGTTGGGTCTCTCCAGATTCTGTAGAGGATCTGAAACAACAAGGCTTCGTGGCGGTCAATCAACCCGTGATCTCTATGAAACCAACTCGTGCTCGTCAGCAGACCGCTGATGACACAAAGCCAACATTGGAGGAATAACAAATGGCAACTTACACAGGTCAAAACGGCGTGTTGAAGATGGACAACAACAGCGGCAGCATCACTGCTGTGGCTGAAGTCACATCATTCACCGTTGATCACACCGTGAATACGATTGAAGATACCGCTATGGGCGATCAGTATCGCACCTATCGTATTGGCGTAAATGAGTGGAGTGGATCAGCAGATATCTATTTTGATTCAACACACATTTCAAGTTTTGGTAATGTTTTGGTAGGCAATGCGTCAGGTGGTTTAGCCAGCGATGCTTCTGCTTCTATTGAACTTTATCCAGGTGGTGACACAGCCACTTACCCAAAACTTTCAGGCGAGATCATCGTCACAGGCTTTTCCGTCGCATCAGAGATGGAAGGTATGGTAACAGCAACTATTTCTTTCCAAGGAACAGGTGCTTTGACAATGGCAGCCGTGTCAGCGTAATGAAGATAGGGGCGAGCGTAACAGTTAGCCCCTCTCTCCAACGCAAGTTAGCAGGAGAGTTGGGTGATTACACACAGGCCATCATTGAGGAAACTCGTGATGTGGCCCGCAAATACACACCCAAACGCAGTGGTAGTGCCCGTAAGGCCTGGCGTGTAGAAGGTCGCGGCACACAAGCAGTAGCAGTAAATGACAAACCCTATATTGAGAGGCTGGATGCTGGGTCGTCAAGACAAGCACCTCAAGGTATAGTCAAACCAACCATTAGAGAAATCAGAAGCCAATCAAGGAGGATCAAACGATGAGCGTATTACAAAAAGCAACACAGCATTTTAGAACCAAACTGGATGGTAGTTTGGAAAAAGTAGAAGTTCCTGAATGGGAAACGGCTGTTTATTTTTATCCAACCACACCACTCAAGGATGAAGCAAGCATACTCAAACTACAACAAGAAGGCAAGATGGTAGAGGCTCTGGTCCAGAGTCTCATAGTCAAAGCCCGCAACGCAGATGGTTCCAAAATGTTCGCACCCGCTGACAAAGTCACATTGATGAATGAGGTTGATCCCAAAGTGATCATCCGCATCGCCAGTAAGATCAACGGAGTAGATACTGAAGACATTGAAGAAGTAGAAAAAAACTAAAAGCGGATACTGACCTCTACTTCCTGATGTCAGTATGCCGCGAGTTGGGAAAGACCGTCAAGGAAGGTATGGAGATGACGGTATTTGAACTAAAACTTTGGGCTGCCTTTTTCAAGTTAGAAAATGACCGCAACAAAGAACAGATGGACAAGATGAAAGCCCGTAGAGGGCGGAGATAGGAGCAGACAAAGTGGCCAATGACGCAACACTAAAGATAGGTGCTGATACCCGTGACGCAGAACGGGCATTAGGTAATCTACAAAGAAGCCTCCAGGCCTTGGCGGTGGGTTTTGCTACCAAGGAACTGGTAGCATTGGCTGACGCTGGCACCAATCTACAAAACAAACTGCGTAGTGTCACTGGTAGCATTGAAGGAGCAGAAAAGGCTCTGGCTGCGGTGGGTCGTATCGCTACTACCACTGGCACCAACATTGATGCCGTGGGCGATCTCTATCAGAAGATAGCGTTACAGAGCCAGAATCTTGGTTTGAGTCAATCAGAAGTTGCTCGCATCACAGAAAACTTCAGCAAGGCCTTGATCACCACAGGCACCACAGGTGCTGCCGCATCCAGTGCGATCTATCAGTTCGCACAGGCCCTGGGTCGTGGCAAAGTGGCCTATGAAGACATACGCCAACTACAAGAATCATCCAGTGCCACAGTGGCATTGATCGCTCGCCAGTTCAACTTGAGTGGTCAGGACTTTGTAGAAGCAGTCCAAAAGGGCAAAATATCCAGCCAACAGTTGGCTTTGGCAGTGAATAGTCTGGGACCAGAAGTTGATAAAACTTTTGGTGGTATGAACAAAACCATTGGCCAATCAATGGAGAATATCCGCACCAACTTTATCCTGGTGCTGGTAGAGTTTGAGAAGAGCACAGGTATTTTCGCAGGCACGGCTAAACTGCTTGAGATAGTGGCTAAAAATATGGACAAACTGTCTATAGCGGCTGCTGTGTTTCTAACTGTGTTTGCTGCCAAGAAGATCTATGACATCGCTCGTGCTATGAGCACATTGAATGATGTGGTGGCCAAGAACAAACTGCTGTTGATAGCCAGTTTGTTGGCCAGTGCTGGTGTGGCCATATATGATCTGATCAAAGGCAGTGAAGAATACAAACAGGCCACAGATGAAGTGGTCAAATCAGAAGAAAAACTGCGTGGAGTCAAAGACGCACAGGTTGATCTGGCCAAACAACAACTCAAAGACCTTGAAGAATATCTGACCAAAGCACAGAATCAAGCCAAACTCAATGGTCTCTGGGGCGAAGAGTTAGAAATACGCAGAGCCATCATTGACGCTGCCAATGCTCTCAAGATACCAGAAGAACAACTCACACAATCTATAAGAAATCGTGTGACTGCCATTGCTCAAGAAGGCATTGCTCGCAGAGGTTTGGCTGAAACACAACAATATCTCATAGCATTGGGACAAGAAATCTCTTTGTTAGCAGTGAGAGATACCAAAGAACAAGAAATACAAAAAGGTCTTTTAGATTACAAGCGTCGTGTGGGAGAACAAGTATTTGAACAACAACGCAAGAATGTAGAAGCATTGTTGAGAGAAAAACAGGTCAGAGAAGAAATAAGAAATCTTGAAAAAGATCTGATTGATTCCTATACTAAACGAGTTTTTGCCATTGATAAACTGTTTATTGATCTCAAGAAACTGCGTGCCAGTGAAACTGCTGATAGAGATGCCATATATGAACAAGAACGCAGGATCTACGATGTCCTAAACAATCTCATCCCAGATGCTCTGGGCAAACAGGCTCAACTCACATCAGAACATCTGGCCAGGGTAGCAGATCTCAACAAGGCTTATTTCGCTCTCACAGCCAACATCAATGAGTTAGAAAATGCTCGCGAATATTTGGCTGCGGTAGAACAACAGTTTATACTCAATCAACAGAAACTGGAATATGATCGCCATAATCTCCGTATGGCACAGGAAGATGAATATTTCCAAAAAATCCAGATGAACTATGAGATGATGTTCAAAGCACAAGGTCTCAACAATGACAGGGCCAGAGAATATGCCCGCGAACGAGTGGCTTTTGAAAAGAAGAGCGAAATGGAAAAAGCCCAGTTTGCCATAGAACAAGGTGCCAGTGTGTTTGACAGTTTGGGCAAATACAATCGCCAGGCCTTTGAAGCGGCCAAAGCATTCAACATTGCCAATGCTATAATGAACACCTATACAGGTGCTACCAAGGCCTTGGCGATGTATCCACCACCATTCAACTTCATTGCTGCCGCCGCAGTGGTAGCAGGTGGTATGGCACAGATAGCACAGATCAGAGCACAACAATATTCAGGTCGTGCCCTGGGTGGTCCTGTTATGGCAGGTGAATCATATATCGTTGGTGAGCGAGGTCCAGAACTATTCACGCCTGCTACATCAGGTGGCATCACCCCTAACAATCAACTGTCAGATATGGCCGCACCTGTGAATATCAACTTCAACATCCAGGCCAATGACGCCAGAGGTTTTGATCAACTCTTGGCAGAACGCAAGCCAATGATCATCAATATGATCAGAACCGCAATGAATGACCGCGGAAACAAGGCGAATCTATAAAAACGGGTAAATAATGCTATGCCAGGATCACTACCAATCACAGATTTCAAAAATGTCACGATCAAATCCGTGGCACCTACCATCACCACAGTGGCCATCAGTGGCCAGAGACAAAGCAAACAAGTAGCAGGTCAGTATTGGCAGATAGACGCAGATTTGGTCAGTCTGACTCGTGCGGATTTTGCTGCCGTTATGGGATTTATATCCAAACAACGCAATGGACTGTATAGTTTCACTGCTGTGATACCTGTGATATCTGAACCCGCAGGTGATGTCAAAGCAGTGGCAGAAGCCAATCCTGCTGTGAGCCAAACAATGTCTATCACTGCCAATGCCGCTACTGGATCCAGTTCTGTGTCATTTGATACTGCTTACAACAGCAGTCTATTCACAGGATCATTGAGTGCCTCAAAAGGTCTGCGTGCTGGTGATTTTATCAAGTTTTCAAATCACGATAAAGTATATCAGATCACTGATGATGTGACCTTTTCAGCATCAGGAGGAGGAACTATAAACTTTTTCCCCAATCTTACAGATGCTGTGACAACCAGCCATACCATCACTTATAGATCAGTGCCTTTCACTGTATTCAACAAAAATGACACGCAGGAATATGAATATGCCATAGGTGGTGACAATCAAATAACTTTACAACTCCAGGAGGCTTTGTAAAATGGCCCGCACCCTTCCTACGGGTGCCGTAGGTATTTTACAAAGCAAGGCTTTTATTACTTGCGAACTGATAGAGTTAGATCTGGATACACCTTTGTATCTCACCACTGCCCAGTTTGATATCGCCACATCAACTACCACATCAGGTGGCACACAACAGTATGTGGCACAAGGCCAGTTTTTGGCCTACAGTGGAGTGCGTGAAATAGATGAAGTGCGTATCAACAACATCAATGTTACATTCAGTGGTGCTACCAATACTTTTATCAATATTGCCTTGAATGGCAACTATCTACATCGTGCTTTCCGTATCTACAAAGTGTTTCTAAACAACGCAGATATGGCCTTGCTGACCACACCTATAATGATTTATGATGGCACCATAGTAGGTGCTTCAGTTGAAGAATCTGAAACAGACAGCACAGTTACATTCCAAACCAGCAATGAATTCTATGATTTTGAGCGTATAGCAGGTCGCAAAACCAACTCTGGCAGTCAGCAGAGATTTTACGCAGGTGATAGAGGTATGGAATATTCAACTGTGAGCATCAGCGATATTCGTTGGGGGAGAAAAAGTTGATAGTTACAGCAGGTCCGCATCATCTCAAAGATCTTGTGCGTTTAGGCGAACTTTATTACAAAGAAAGCCCATATGCCACAACACACAAGTTTGAATCTCACACGCTGTTAGATTATCTACGCCGTGCTATGATTGTGGCCACTTCTGAAGTGGCTGTGTGTGAATGGGAAGGCAAAATCATTGGTGGAGCAGTGGCATATCTCGCTGATTATGCTTGGTGTAGTGATGTGCGAGTGAATATGGAGTTTATCTATGTGTTACCAGAATATCGCAATCTGGGTCATACAGAACAACTTATAGATCATATGCTGGATTGGAGCCGTCGTTGTCAGGCCAGAGAACTCACAGCAGGCGACATTGGCTTTCGTCCTCGTGTGACACAAGAGTTTTACCAACAGCAGGGTTTTGTTGATCCTGGTGTTATGTTGAGAAAGGTCCTATAATGGGTGGTGCGGTCAAAGCCATAACAGCCGTAGTTGGTGCCGTAGTTGGTTTCATCATTGGTGGTCCAGTGGGAGCCATCATTGGTGCTGGCCTGGGTTATGCGTCTGGTGATTTGGTCAATGCCATCATCAATCCAGGTTTCAATGTGCCCAACACAGGATTTGATGGAGCCATCCAACAGAATCAAGGCGTATTGGTCAATAAGCAAGGAACCAATATCAGCCTACCTGTGGTTTATGGCAAAAGACGCATAGGTGGGGCTCGTGTTTTTGTCAGCACAGAAGGAGAAACCAACGAATATCTCCATATTGTTTTGGCGTTGGCTGAAGGTGAGATCAATGCTATCAAAGAGATCTATATGGATGATGTATTGTGTTGGTCAGGCACCAGCAGTCACAGCCAAAGATACGAAAGCAGTATAGGCAAATTCACGGGTTTGGTCACATTTGAAACCTATCACGGCACAGCCAATCAAACAGCCGCACCATTGACGCTGGGCGTGGGGGGTTGGGGTAATGATCATAGATTGCGTGGTCTTGCCTATATCAGTTTTCGCCTCAAATGGCTAAAAGTAGAAAAAACAGAAGACCAAGACAAAACACCCTGGGCCAACATACCCAATATTACCGTGGTGATAGAAGGTAAAAAGATCGCAGATGCCACTGCTTTCGCAGATAGCATCAGTCGTGCCACTGCCTATGGTAGTGAGACAGTGACTTATAATGTCAATCCCATCAACTGCCTATTAGATTACCTACGCAATCCCATCTATGGCAAAGGTTTGAGCAATGACAAAATAAACTTCAAATCTTTTAGAGATGAAGCCACTCGTTGGAGCAAACTCGCAGATGGTTCCACAGCCACTGGAGATCAGTTCCACGAATGTAATGCTGTGATTTTCACAGAAAGATCTCTAATGGACAATGTCAAAACATTTTTATTCAACTGCCGTGCGGCATTGCCCTATCAAGATGGTAGATTTAGTGTGCGAGTAGAAGACAATAGAAATGATACTTCTACATATGGTGCCACATCTACTCCTGTGATGACAGTAGGCGAAGATTCTATCATTGGATCTATCAACATAGAAAGTGAAAACGCACAAGGCAAATACAATCGTGTGGTAGTGACTTATATGGGTGGTCGCCAGGGCGAGCAACTCACAAATGAAGCAGTAGAATATACCTATCCAGAAGCAGGCAGCAGTTTGGAAGCACAATACCTGGCTCAAGACAATGATCGTCTCAATGAACTCAAATATACATTAGAACACATCACACAAGATAGTATAGCAAAAAAATACGCAGAAGTCAGCCTCAAGAAAAGCCGTTTCCGTGGCAAGGTATTGAGTTTTACTGGTGATGCTTCTTTACATCAACTACAAGTCAATGATGTCTTTACTATGAACTACACAGGATTAGGCATCAATGGTGCTTTCCGTGTAAAGAGCATACAGTTCAATGCTGATTATACATTTTCAATCATAGCAGAAGAACACAATGATCTCATTTATGGTGGCAATGTTACTCCATATCGTCGTAGATCTCCCACAGTGATCTATGCTGGAACTACCTATCCTATCTACATTGATCAAAACACAGGTAATGTGGTCCATATTGGAGATAAGAGCAACGCACCATTGCCAGACAACTGGGTGCCACCTGCTGATGTGCCTCCACAATACACTACCATACCTGAAAAATACACAGCCGCGGAGATTGAGGCTGCCATCGCCACTGGCAATGTGGTAGCAATCATTGATGGAGATATAATCTGGGCCGCACCAGAATATCTACCAAAACCAGTGATCAAATCAGCCACTGTCACACCCACTGCCAATGGATATGTTGATGTGCGAGTGAATATTGAGCCTCGCACAGAACCCAACATTGAAGCCACTTACTATTTGCGATATGATGCGGCAACCAAACAGTATTGGCAACAGAATCCTGCCAATCCATCTACAGCAGCCAAAGATGGCTATGTGTTGATACCAGGTATCAATCCCAACAGGACCTTGAATCTCAAAATACAGTTCCAAGGCAAAGGCGGACAACTACGAGAAACCAGTGCCGCGGTCACAGTGGATTTCACTGGCACCAAAACCAACAATATATTGTTCCAGGAGTTATAATCAATGCCATTGTATAGAACAGGAACAGGAACTTGGTCAAGTCTTACCAATGCTTGGAGCACATACACAGGCGGTTGGAGCGATCCTGCGGGAACATCCACAGGCAATATATCACTGACTTCCAATGTCACTGATATTGGTGAAATAGTTTGGGTATGGCCCACTACAGAAGTTGGCAGCGTTGGTGTTGGCAATGCTGGCATAACCATTACCTATGCTACCAGCACTGACAATGTGACCTTTAGCACACAAAGCGTTGGCACCTTGTATGGTCGTTATTTCAAGACCATAGTAGAAGCAGATGCTGATGAACTCACATATATCTTTACAGAATATCATCAAGAGATTTCAACCAAAACTTATCAAAATCTTGATACCACCACATTGAGCGGCAATACTGCTGCCAGGACTATTGATGTCAGTGGTGATTTCAGTAAAATATTTGGTCAAGTGGTCAATGCCGCATCAACAGAAAACAAGATCTTGTTGGTAGATGTAGGCAACATACAACCAGCCAATCTCACATTTACCCTACGAGATGTAGATACCTATGGCAAGGTCGCTGTAGATGGCAATGTAAATATTACCATCACTGGCTACCCCAGCCTGGAGTTAGTGAGTTCAACAGGACAAGTAAGGAGATCAGACAATGCCGCTCCGTAAAATCACACAAAACAATCGCACTGGTTACCAATGGGGTGAATCAGGAAAAAGATATTTTGGCCGTGGTGCCAGAATGCGTGCTCTACGACAAGCCCGTGCTATCTATGCGTCTGGATACAAAAAGAAACGATAAACTATGCCTTGGATAACAGGAAACATTGATGTCTCAAAGTTTGACGCTGACAGCGACAGCATCAGTGCCAGCCGTCCTGAACTTTATAAAATCGCTGTGGCCATCAATGACATAGCCAACAACTCTCCTTCTATCACAGGCAATACCTACACTATTTCAGCAGAAACAGCCACAGGTGGTGCCAATCTACGACTCACAGGTGCTGACGCATCTACGGATGATGTAAAGTTTGCTGAAGGCACCAATATCAATATCACAAGAACAGATGCCAATGTTATAACCATTGGCA